CCATACAGCGAGTGGAGTATTATTTATAGTCACTTTGGTAGGTCGTGTATTACAGACTTTATCAGACTCCCCAATCACATACCAGCCATGGTTCACCATATTGACCTGAAACCTTTTAGAATTCAATTTGTAAGAAATAATTACTGACAAAAATGCCAGATACAAACAAATAAAAAACATCCTATAAAAATAAAACCCGAGTTGTTTTTATACCCTTGAATTTTTCATTATTTCTCTAACAATTCATGGAAATTAGCGACTTTGACGTCTTCTTTGCAACGTTTTGTGAAATATGTTTTCAATAAAGGTCTTATTTTTTGGTTGTATAGAACCTATTATACTATACAATCATATTTTCTTTATGCATTTTTATACATATCCAACATGGCCTGTTTTCTTTCTGAATAATCCACCATGGGTTTGGGATATTTCACACTAGAATATTTTTTGTATTTATCGTGCCACTTATGAATATCTTTTGCATCCACTGTAGACAATTCAGGCACCCATTTTTTGATATAAGTAGCATCATTGTCAAATTTTTCGCTTTGAATCCATGGATTCATATCACGGAAATAGGGCTTCATATCTACACCTGTACCACTAATACCTTGCCAATTTCCATTATTACTAGCAATATCATAATCCGTGAGTTTTTGTGCGAAATATTGTTCACCTAATCGCCAATCGAGTAAAAGAGTTTTTATCAAAAAACTGGCCACTGTCATGCGACCTCGATTATGCATATAACCAGTCGCGTTCATTTCCCGCATACACGCATCTACCATAGGAAATCCGGTGTTTCCCTCTTGCCAACGTTTCAAATCTACTTCACTTTTTCGCCATTTTATTCCACGATAACGAGGTTGGTATGATTTTCCTACTACACTCGGATATGCGTACAGCACATGGGCAAAAAACTCTCTCCATATTAGTTCTCTAATTAGTCCATGATGTATTCCAAATTTGTGTCTAAATAGGTGATAGACTTCGCGAATAGAAACACAACCAAACTTTATGTAGGCAGATAAATGTGTGGTTTTTTCTTTGAAGTAATCTCGTTTTTCGTCATATTGTTTTTGCTTATCACCTGCATCAATTAATTTTTTCAAACCGTTTTTGCGACCACCTCTCACTAATATTTCATCGTTATTAGCTGCGTATTTTTTGAACATGATATCTAACGTAGTCGTATTAGAAAAAATAGTTTGTTTTGAAAGATTTTTGATTCCTTTTTTATCTGGTTTCTCTACTTTACGATGGAGTACTTCCCGATAAAAAGGAGTGTATTTTTTATAAGCTTCTCCAGAAGAACTGACTACCACGCTACCTGGTTCATATAAATAATAATCTGCGAAATTCATGCATTCTATTCCTTTTTTTTCACATACTCCTTCTATTTCTTCATCTCGTTGCAAAGCATACGGACTATAGTCTTTGTTATAATAAACACCATGAATATCCAGATGTTTGATTAGATTATTGACAGTTATTGTAGTATCACCGTAATGTAGCATTAAAGAACCTCCATTATTTTCAATCTCTTTTTGTAACTCTACGAGACTTTCTATCATAAACTGTATTGAATTTGTTGAACGATATTTATTTTTACTCGTTACCTGTTCTGGAGTAAATATAAAACATGTATACAATTTTTTTACTCGTTTACTTGCTTCCACTAATCCAATATTATCTGTAATACGAAAATCGCGATGAAATATGAACAATCCATTTTCTAGCTTTGTCATAACAATAGTTATTATATAACAGTATTTTATTTTATGTGGTTTTGTATTATGTTCAAAAAATAATTTAAATAATTTTTTCGAGAACATATATACATGTTTTTTTTATTTGGCATTTCTAGCATATTATTAATTATAAAATTTTGTGATGGTATAAAGGATGCAATGTCAAAAGCGATTCGCCACGATTCAATAATGGACATAGGTACGAAGTTATTCCTTTATTACACAAAAGTAGATACCAATATTTCAGAATTGTATGCTTTTTATTATGATAATAATGTATTCTTTCGACATTCTGTGAATTATATGCAAATTAGTTATAATACTATAATATCTAACATATATAATTACAAAATAGAACCGGTAGATGTAAATTGGTTAAATATTGTTATGACTTTTTGTTGCAATAATGATTCTCCACGAAAAATAGTTCCTAAAATGATTGAAAATTATGAAGTAGTATACAATCATAAAAACAAAGAGATTACAGATATGGTATTTCACCGAAAAATGCTGTATTTTAATCACCCAGATGATACACCTGCATCGTCAACTAATCCTATGATTATGTATTTGATGAAATATCATGATAAATATTTGTGCAAACATGATTGCCATGGTATATATCAACAATGGTGTTCTGAAATGAACATAGTGAGTAATCCTTTTTTCGAAATAGAGTATGTAGATAAGGCGAATGATATTACGCATTCTATCGATTTACCGCGTAGCTTCTTTGTTGAAAACAATGAACTATTGTCAATCGCATTTTTGAAAAGATGGTTTGAATATACTTATACTGATAATACCTTTGTATTTAACGATGATTATGTAGTAAACATAACAGACGATTCTTTTGAAACTATTTCTTTAACTAAAAATGAATATATTTTGATAGGTAGTGCTGGATATAGCATTCAAAAAATAAAATGATATAAAGATTATATGAGAAATTAATATACGGGTTATACATTATGGATGCGGTGAGTACTCCTACCCAACTACATTCTTTGAATGATAAATGGGATATGTATTACCATTTACCACAAGACAAAAACTGGTCTTTAGATAGTTACATTAGTATTGATTCTTCGATTGATACTGTAGAGACTATATTGAAGTTGAATGATTCGTTGCATGATAATATTATCAAAAATACTATGCTATTTATTATGAAAACAGGTATTACTCCTATGTGGGAAGACCCTAAAAATAGAGAAGGAGGGTGTTTTTCTTATAAAATAACAAACAAATTCGTTGTAGATGTATGGAAAAAACTTTCTCTTTTACTTTGCGGCAATTCATTATGTATAAAACCGGAATATAACAAACATATAAATGGCATTACCATATCTCCTAAAAAAAATTTCTGTATTATTAAAATATGGTTGAATGTTTGTACTCTTCAGGACCCGTCTATCATTACAGATATACCAAATTTATCAACACAGGGGTGTTTGTTTAAAAAACACGAACCTGAGTATTAGATATTACAAAAAATAGATATGGATGTTATCTATTTTTTGGCATTTTTTTGAAAATGAAAATTCACTTAGTTGTTTTATCTACTAAAATATGTCGGGATAAATTCTTTATTACCTTATTATCCAGTCGTACCTGTTCCGTTCCTACATCTCCCAGCATATTTCTCATCATTTTAATACAAAAATCATATTTGGGATGGTCCGAATCCAGGCATTCCGGGTTTCTTTGACGCCATAATGGCATTTTGGCATAGTTTTGTTTTGCTACATAGTTTATCATTTTATGCAATTTTGTATTTTCAGGCGTATCTTTTGTCCATTCATTATTATCTTTTATATACATGGTTTCACGTTTCAAATCAGTACAATGCATTGGTCGTTTAGTAACATCCAACTCTTTGATGCGTGAAACTATCATATCCGTCATACCGGACACATACCCATTTTTGCCAATGTTCTCAATATCTTTGAAGTTGACTTCCATGTTTTCAATGAATTCACTCATGTTCATAGCATCTTTGCATGTAGTATTCAAAAAGAAATTCAGGTTGAAATTTTGATTGTTATTTGTAGTATTATTCACAGTATTATTGATAGTATTACTATTCAAATTTACAGCTTCGATAAGTTGTGTTTGTAATTTTTGATTTTGATTTTGATGTTCTATTATATCCTTTTGTTGTTCTATTAGTAACGTCTTGAATTCATGATTTTGCTCAATCAATTGCATCATGGCTTTTATTGTAGCTGTATTATTAGTTGTTTCAAATGAATAATCGTTTGAAATATGATTTATTTGATTCTTACATGTACGTTTATGTCTTGATAATCCTGATTGTTGATTATATTTCTTACCACAATTGCATTCAAATGTTAAATTATTATTAGGAGATTTTTTGTTAACATTTTTTAACCTTTCATGTTTTGCAGTCATTAAATGCTTATTAAACTCACTTTTCTTATTGCATTTATAGTTACATTTTTCACAAAAAAAATTATAAGAGATTTTTGGAGATTTTTTTGTTAACATTTATAACATAAATCTCCAAAAAATGTTAACAAAAAATCTCCTAAATATTCAGGTTGATTCAATATTCAATAAAAAAGTATGCAGTCATACTAAAAATAAAAAATCCAAAATTACTGCATTATGCTCTGAAACCATTTTTTGCGTTTTTCTGAAAAATGATTTTCTATTCCTGGACAAAAAAATGGACATTTATTTTTGTCCTTTTTTTTGTCAGGACCCCAATTCTTTTCTTGAAAAAAAATGAAATATTCAGTTCACTCCTTTATCCACAAAAATATGCTTTGATAAAGGCTATAAAGAATAAAGCATATAAAGAATGAATTATGTATTTTATAAAATGATAAATAAAGTAATTATATGGGGTTTAAAAAATAGTGGGCATACACATTCTCATATTCATAGAGCATTTTATAAAGCATTCTTATATTTAAAATATGAAACTTATTGGATAAATAAAAAGGAAGAATATAATGGTGAAATATCAAACGCATTGATATTATATAGTGGTCTTTTAGGTGATAGAAATATGCAACCTCCACCAGTTATTGATAGTTGTTTTTATTTATTACATAATTGTAGCGTAGATACTAAAAATTATTTAAAATTTCAAGTTTATACAACAGATTGTATAGGTAGAGATAAAGAAAGAGATTTAAAATATCATTACTATAATGATGATACATTATATTTTTATTGGGGTACAGATTTATTACCAAATGAAATAGAAGAAAATATAAAAAATATAGAATTAATTAATAATGATAATAATAGAAATTGTTGTCACGTAGGGACTATCACAGGAGATTGGGAAAAACCATGGATAATATTATCAAAAAACTTTGAAAAATATGGTATAGGTTTTTCACATTATTTTAATATATCAGATAATGAGCATATGAGTATAATTCAAAATAGTTTGTTTGCTCCTGCTGTTCAATTTGAATGGCAAGTAGATAAAGAATATATTCCTTGTCGAATTTTCAAAAATATAAGCTACGGGAAAATGGGTATAACAAATAATAAAGCAGTTAATAATATATTTGATAATAATTTAATATTTGATACTGATTTAAAAAATTTAGTTGAGAAATGTATCATTTTTAACAATTTGCCAAAAAAATCAAAAATAGAAAAAATAGTAAAATTAATGAATATTGTTAAAGACAAACATACATATGTATCAAAAATAAATTACATTTTTGATTTCCTAAGAAAAGAAAAAAATATTGAAATAGAAAAAAAATAAAAAATATAATATAATGAAGAAAACAAATATTATATTTTTGAAATTGTGGAAAATCGTCTAAAAATTTTACACCACCTTATTTTTAATGGGATTTTGTCTCATTTTTCTTTTCGGTCGGTGCAATGATAAAACAACAACTATTTTTTTATTTCATCGAGACATTTTACGTAAATCGTATTGTATTGACCATGAGCCATAGCTTTCACAATGTTCACAGCAAAACCCGTATTCTCTTCCAGCAATGTTTGTTGTAATATAGTCATCACTCAACATATGCACATCTTTTTCGCACATATCATTGTCGCAATATGTCCAATTTACTTCTTCAACCAATTCAGCTAATACGATGGCAAAACGTTCTCGATGAGTTGGGTCAAACGTAGATATATGATTCAGTAATTCTCTTGGCAAAGACTGCATTTCA